AATAAAACAGAGTTCAAAAGGAAAAGGGAGTGTGAATCAAGGAATACAGTATATTCAACAATTCGATATATACGTGCATCCAAAATGCACAAATACAATAATGGAATTTAAAAACTATGTCTGGGAAGAAAAAAACGGAATAACGTTAAATAAGGCTGCAGATAATTATAACCACTTAATGGATGCATTACGTTATGCCCTTGAAAAATATAGCACTGGTGGAGTGCATGACATATTAGTTTAGGAGAAATTATGAGTAAAAAAAAGAAAATGAAACATAATGGATTTGCAAGTAATGCAAGGAATTCCACAAAAGGTTCAGGAAAAGATATATTAAACAGGCAAACTCCTGTTAAAAAATATTTAAATGATGAAACAATAGAAAATTTGGTTGGAAGTAATGATCTTGCAAAAATAATATTGAATGCTCCGATTGAAGACGTTCTAAAAAATGGGCTTAAAATTTCAGTTCTAAAATCAGATGGAACAGAAGACATAGAGAATACAAAAAAGCTTCTGGATAAACTTGATGAGCTTGATTATTTAGAGAAAATAATGGAGTTTATGGAAAAAGTCAGAAAATTTGGATATGCAGTAATGTATTTGAATGCGTTTCATAATGAAGAAAAAGAAACATCTGATGAACTAGGAGAAAAATATCAGATAAAAGGATTAAGTGTATTTGATAAGACAGAAATAGTAAAAATTAAAGTTGAAAATTCTAAGTTAAAATTGAATTATGGAGAAGTAACAGAACTTCAAGTAAAAAACTATTCCAATAATGGATATTACAATCAGTCAGTTAAGACAGAAATACATCCGAGCAGAGTGATTTTTTCAAGAATAAATGAACATAAAAGGTTGATAGGAGAATCAATATTTACTTCTCTGTTTGACAGAATGGTTATTTTAGATAGTACAGAATGGAGCATAGGACAGCTGATATACAGAGCAGTTTTTCTTATTTATAAAACAGATGCAAATACAATGGACAAAATAAGAGAAAGTGGTGGAGTTAGAGATAAGGAAGAAGAAATAAATGCTTCTACTTTAGCTGTAATAGGAAAAGATGATGAAATGCAAGTAATAAATTCTACTGGCGGAATAGATCCTGAAAAATATATAAATGCGGTTTTGACTATACTATCCATACACACTAACATTCCAAAACAGAGACTGGCAGGAAATACTCAAGGAACTTTGGCTGGTTCTGAAGAAGATGCAAAAAAGTATGCAGAGTATTTAAGGAGATATTTCAATAAATATATTCTACCAATAACAAATAATTTAATCAATAAAGTTTTAATAGAACTAAAAATAGACCAACGTTATAAGGTTGAATTACCTAACTTGTTAGAACCTACTGTTGCAGAACAGATTGATAATGATTTAAAGAGAGTTGAACTTGACACTAAAAAGCTTGAATATCTTGAAAAAGCTTTGGATATAGTTTCAAATAATGAACTTATTGAGAAAAAAGATAAAATAGCTGAAATAATTAAAAAATTAGGCGAAGAAGATTTTGACTTTGAAGCGTTACTGAAAGAGTTGAGCTAAAATGATTGAATTTGATGTGGATATAAAAATAGAAAAAATGCTTCTGAAAATATTGAAAGGCAAGACAAAAAAGTTTCTGAAATATCTTGAAGAAAATAACATCAATGTTGATGATGAAGAGGAGATAGAGAAAGCACTTAAAAATTTTAAAGAAAAAGAGAACAGGACTATATTTGGAATAAACAAAGTCCTTTTAGCTTATACATTAGCATTGATAATTGATGGGATAAGTAAAAAGAACAGAGAAAAGTTCAAAAATAGAATAACTTCTGAATTATTCAAAAAATCAGTAGATCTAGCAGATAAAAGAATAAAAGAACTATATCTTAGTAGTGCAAAAAGAACAGCATACTATGTAAATGAAGTAATTAAAAAAGTAAAGACAGGAACAGAAGATTTTGTACTAAAAGATAAATGGCAGGAAGCTAAAGAAAAAGTGGAAGAAAGAATGGGTTATTCGGATCTGCTAAATTCAAATAATGTTTTAGGAGAAATTCAAGCGGAATATGTAAAAATCATTTTGGAAGAACTAGGAATAAAAGGATTTATATGGGTAACTAAACATGATGACAGAGTAAGGGCAAAACATTCATGGAGAGAAGGAAAATTATTTGATATGAATGGAAATTTGCTTAAAGGTGTGGGTGAAGACAATGCAAAAATATTACCAAAACAGGAATGGGGTTGCAGATGTGGAATGGCTATAGATGAAAAAGCAATAGAGGAGGCATTAAATAATGTTGCATAGCAGATATAATCTTAATCAGTTTGAAAAACCAAAATTGACAGAAACAAACGAAGGATTTTTGCAGATAAAAGGGAATATATTAAAAGCAGACAGTTTTATGGAATATATGGACAAAGAAGGGGTATTAAGAGAAAAAATACCTAAGGATATTCTTTTTAGCGAAGAAACAAAGAATTCATTTTTGCACAAAAAAGTTACTCTCGAACATCCTGAAAAAAATGGAAAATTAACAATGATTAATTCTGAAAATGTTTCAGAATTTGGAAAAGGAACAATAATTGAAATTTTTGAAAATCAGGATTGTTTAGGAGCTACTTTACAGATAGAAGATAAAGAAACTGTAGATTTTATAAAACAAAGATATGAAAATGGAGAAAATATCGAATTAAGTGCTGGATATATGGCAGAAACAGAGAATATAAAAGATAATCAGTACATCCAAAAAGATATTATAGCTAATCATGTAGCAATACTATCTGGAAAAGGTAGGGCGGGTAGTGATGTAAAACTTATATATAACTATTTAGATTATGAGGAGGAAAAAATGAAATTGAAATTTAATGGAAAAGAATTAACACCTGAGGAATTATTAGTGGAAGCTATTAATCTTCAAAAAGAAGGTGAAGACTTCAAAGAAAAATACAATGCTTTAGAAACTGAAAAAGAAACATTGGCAGCAGAAAAAACTACTTTAGAAACAGAAAATAAGGAATTAACAACAAAATATGGAGAATTGGAAACAAAATATAATAGTTTACTTACAGAAACAGAAAATAAGGAAATAATTTCTAAAGCTAAAGAAGTTTTAAATTCTATTGATGAAAAAGAAGCAGTTGAAAAAATAATGGAAAAAGTAATCAAGGAAGTAAATCCAAAATACAATGCTAAAGAAAATTCTAAAGTAGAAGATTTGAAAGAAATGTTCGATTTTAGTATAGAGGCATTATCAGAAATGAATAAAGAAACAAAAGCAAGTGAAAAAGGTAAATTTAATGAATCTGAAGCAGGATTAACATTAAAAATTGACAATAGTTATTTTTCTAAAAAAAGAAATGGAGGTAATTAATTATGAAATTAGGACAAGAAGCATATTTCACTACTGACAGAAGAAGCAGAGTATGTGATGTTATAGATGAAAAAATAACAATAGGAAAAGCTGTGCAATGGAGTACTACCGATGGAACGAGAGCAGTAAAACCGTTTACAACAGGAACATTCGCAGGAGTTGTTATGCATACAGATGATAACAACAAAGGAGTTATTGAACATCCAACTACTGCTTTAATTTTACAATCAGGAAATATAGCTGTAAAAGTTGCAGAAAATGTGGCTAAAGGGGACAAAGCAGGGGTAAATAACACAGGAGATTTTGTAAAAGCAGCAACAGGAACAGAAATAAAAGGATATTTTGAGACAACTGCTAAATCTGGAGAACTGGCAGTATTAGTATTAGAAGGAATTATATAAGGAGGGATATAGATGTTTAACAAATATAATAATAAGACATATCAACTGGCAACAGCATTTATGGTTTCGTTGGGAGTAGTTTTAGAGGAAAGAAAAGATGAGCTGTTAGGAAGGTCATTAGTTCCAGTTGGTGGTGAACAGGTAGGAGTTCAGATAGGAGATAAATATGTTACATATAGAAAAACAAATTCAAGAAGAGTAGCAGAAGTAGTTGCAGAAAGAGATGATGATATTCCTTTCACAGAAGTTGATGGAGAAGATGCATTTGCAAAATTGCACTGGATAAGATCAGGTCATAAATTCACTATTGCTGAAAAAGATAGAATTTTATCAGTTGAAAGAGAAAAACAGATTCAAATGTTTAATTTAAAATCTTCTGAAACATTCTATGCAGTTTCTGAAGCAGAAAATAATGAACTGATACATGGAAATGCAAAGCTAGGAAGACAAGGTCTTTTAACTGTGGACGGAAAAAGAACATATAATTTAGGTGTGAATTTTGCAACAGCAACAGGAGAACAAATTGTAGATGCTTTAACTGCAGCACATCTTGAATTTGAAACAGGAGTAACGGGAAAATATAATGCTAGAACTTTAGTAATAGATAACTCATTACATGCAAAATTATTAAAAAGTTATGGCACACAGGAATACAAAACAAGATTGGCTGTTATTCAAGAACTTGGATTATTTGGAAGAATAGTACCTGTTAAGAATTTAATAAATAAAACTACTAATAAGCCAACTTTATTAATCTTAGATGATGTTCCTGAAAACTTCCAAACTATAATTGTGCAAGAAGCAACTGCTGATGAATGGGAAATAGCAAGAACAACATATGTTCCAGTTGAAGAAAAATTGTCAGAAATAGTTGCATTTAGACCAGATTCGATTATGGAATTAACAACTGCATAGGAGGAAAAATGAAAACATTAATAATATGTAAGTTAGCTGAGGTATTTATAATACCTCAAATAACTACTGAAAAAGGAAATAGGCTTAAATTTACAAGAGGAACAACAGAGGTTGAACTTGATGCCGAAAATGTAGAAAAGTTAGAAACTTTTGCTAAAGACTATGGAGATTATATAAAGATAGTTACAGGAGAAGAAACAGAAAAAGTGGATTCTGAAAAAATAGTCGATAACATGAATAAGGAAACAAAATTGCAGGAAAAGAAAGCAAAATTATTTGGCCAACTGGAAGAATTTAAAGATGAAAGAATAAAGAAAAAAGAAATAGTTGAAACGTTTAAGGATTATATATCTGATGAAAAAGCAAGTAAAGAAGAGCTTATAAAACAGATTGAAGAAAATATTGAAAAAATAGAGGAATAATCATGAAAGCTGAAGATGTAAGAACAGGAATTGCAGAACTGAACTTCAAAGAAATAAATGGTGAATTTGTTATTTCTGACAGTGTCATAAATTCAAAGATTGATGAAGCAGTAATATTTTTGGAAGATGTTACTGTTTCAATTCCTAATAAAGTTAAAGAAATACTAACTAAATATTTAGCACAGCATTTCTTATTAATGAACTTGAAAGAAACAACAAGCCTTAGTTTGCCAAATAATAATGAAAACTGGAAAGCAAGATTAAATGATTTAGCATTAGATCAGACAATCCCGGGTCAAAATTTTAGGGCATTGATAAGAAAATATACAGATGATTTTGCAACTGCTGATGAAATAGCAAATAAAAAACATCACGGACTTCATCTTTTCAGTTAGGAGGTAGTTAGATGAAAATAAATATTAAAGAACCTGTTAAATTTGTAATACATCAAACAGGAGAAGAAGTAGAATTTGAAGCTGGAACGCAAGAAATAGAGAATCTTGATTTGAGAATGGAACGTATAATTGCTCAAAGTGAAGGAAAAATAGAGTTGGTTGAAGAAAAGAGAGAAAAAGGGAAATAATGTCAAGATTTAGAGGAAGTTTCACAGTGAAGTTAAATGTTTCAGCTTCTATAAAAAAGGAAACTAAAATAAAATTGCCTTTACTGGTTATAAAAAGTGGTATTTTTCCTGATACTAGACATTACGCTAAAAATATAACGGCTGTAAATCTTTATGCTGTACTTCTTTATGGAACAAGAGATGGCAGAATTCCTTCGAGAAATGTGCTGGAATTTCTGAATAAATATGTAGAAGATAATAAAAATAATTTTGTTGGTATGTATCTTAAAAATAGAGATGACATTATGAATGCTGGAACAATAATTGGAACAGATATTAATAATAAGCATAAATCATTAATATATGGATTTAAAAGTCCAGGAAATGCTCCTAGCACAATTAAGCAAAAAGGATTTAATGATCCGCTTATTGACACAGGAACTCTTGTGAAATCAATTGCATTCAGTATAAATGGAAAGGGAAGATATGGTAGAGGATAATGAATATAAGTCAGATTTATGAAAAAGAAAAAGAATACAAATTTTTTAAATTACTTTCTGAAACAAATGATAAAGGAATAATCAGAAAAGAATTTAAAGAGTATAAACTTAAAGCTTACATTGATTATCAAAGCTATAATTCTAGTATAAATCCAATTAAATCTATAGATACAAGAGAAAATTTAGTTGGAATTATACGAATTCCAACATTAGCAATTGATAACAATAAAGCGACAGAAAAGCTTGAAATAACAAGTGGAGATTACATTGTTTATGAAAAAAAGAAGTACGAACTAATAGAAGTTAGAAAAATAAAAGATGAATTGAAAAATTATTATACTTTTTATTTAACTGACTACATAGATAATATAACATTTGATTCGTATAAAACTGAATTAAATATGCTTTTCTTTAATATATTTACAAAGTTAGGAATAGAAGCAGTTGTGTATCATTCTTTTTTTCAGAATTCCTATTTTGAAAAAATAGACAAACCATTTTTAACTTATGAAATTACTCAATCAAAAAGTATGAGTGATTATACAACTTTTAAAGAAGAAATATCCAAGAAAGATACAATAGAATTTAAATACAGAAGTAATAGAACTTATAAAATGATGATAAAACTGTATGATAAGGATCAAGTGCTTAATTTAGATACAATTTTAAGTAAAAATAAGATATTTAATCATATTATAGAAGATTTAAACTTTGATTTCAAAGATATATCTGAAATAGAAATACAGAAGTTAAATTTTATAAGTGAAAGTGACACAATAATAAATAATAAGATAATGAATGAGAAAGTATATAGTTTAGAGTTTACAGTGGATACATTCTATAGTTATGAAACAGATTATATAGAAAAATCTAAAATAAAAGGAAAAATAGAAAACGGAGGTTAAAATGAGCAGAAATGCAATAGTAAATATAGCGGCTATTAATGCGGCACTTAGTTTGACAACTAGAGATTTTACAAGTGTTTTATTAGTAACTAAAGCAAAAAAAGTTTCAAATGGAAGCAATTTGCCTAAGGCAGTCACATCTACAAAAGAATTGATAGATTTAGGATTTCAAGAAACAGATAAGGAAGTTATTTTAGTAAGAGATTTTTTTGGTGCTTCAACAAAACCAGATTTTATTTGGGTATATGGAGATGATACAGCTTCTACAACGTACACTTCTATCTTGCAAGGGTTAGATAGTCGTTGGAAAGGAAAATGGTTCTACACAGTTGTTCCTGTCGCAGAGGAAAAAGATGTAAAAGAAGCTTTGGATTTTGGAAAAGGGACATCTATAGACTATGTTTTCTTATTTCAGGGTGCGTCTAACTTTACAAAAGAAGTAAATCTTAAAATAGCAAAAGAAAATAAAGTGGATAATGGATTTTATATTGCAACAGATAAAAATGAAGGTCAAATTACAAATCTTCTTGCAACAATAAGGAACTTTTTTCCGGGTTCTGTTCCATTTGCGAGTATCAAATTAAATGGAATTACAGGATCAAACTATACTTTATCTGAAATATTGGAGCTAGTTGGAAGTCAGAGAGAATCTTCGACTGGAGTTAATATTGTAACAGAAGAAGAACAAATGGTTATCCCTTATTATGGAAAGGCTATGGATGGAATAACATGGTTTGATTATACATTAGCAAGAATAGCAATAGATGAATATATGAGAATTGGGATAACAAAATACATAGTTGAAAGAAACACAAGAGGAGAAAAAATTTCTACAAAGGAAGCAGGAAGACAGCAAGTGGCTTCAAATGGTACTTCGATTCTTAGAGAATTTGCTACAAGAGGAATAATTTATGATATCGATGACATTATTGAAGAAGGAACAAATGCTTTTGAAGTGAAGGTTGTAAATATGAGCAACAGAGAAGTTGAAATTAAATATAATTGCTGGTTTCAAGGTGCAATAATCAAATCAAAAGTACAAGTTATATTAAATTCAAAAAATGGAAATTAGGGAGGTAAAAATATATGGCATATATGAGAGAGGGATTCATATTAGTAAGGGGTTCTGGAAGAGAACTTATAATAGATGAACTTGATGAAGATGCAGTTGAAATAGAAACAGCAGAGGATAAAACAAGCAGAAGAATGACAACAAGAGGTAAGAATATTTACTCCATTATAGCTAATGTTCCTTATGAACTTACTATTTCAATTCCACCAAGAGTAAAAGTAATGGAAAGAATTTTAGATTTTCTGAAATTTTTAAAAGATAACAAATATCCAACTTTGGAGATAGAAACGCATGAAACAATAGATGGTCAAACAGTGATAACATATTATGAAGACGGAAATGTCTTATCCGAACTTGATTCAGAAGGTGCTTTTACAGAAGAAGCTCCAACAAATACTTTAAAACTTGCAGGAACAAGAAAAGAAAAGAAAATATCATAAAGGAGTAGAAAATAATGGAAAATAAGCAAAAGAAATTGCAATTTAAAAGAATAGAACCTGGAGAAAAGCCTTTTTTAGGAGCTTTTTTAGGAGAAGAAAGACATTTTGGACTTCCAAATAAAGTCTTTAAAGTTTATTTAGAAGGTGAGGGAGATGATGGAGAAAAAGGATTTGTTTGTGTTCAGTTGATTAATCCTAAAGCAAGAAAATTAACAAGATTCTTAATAAATGCAGGGAATTTCACAGGAGCATTAGACAGTGGAGATTTTTCAGGAATGGAAGATGATTCTTTGGATAAATTCATAACTTTGACACAGGAATTATTCCAAATTCCAGATACTGTTGTGGATAAATTGACATTCATGAGCATAATGAATTTAATCATTTTTGCGACAAATATTGCAATAAATCCCAGCAGTGAATCTTAAAAGTAATGGGCAGATAAATTATAGGTTACAGTATGAAAAAATGGATGCAAGATTAAAAAATGCACATATAATAGCACATGAATTTAATCTTAATCCTTACGATATAGATGAAAACTGGGGTGATAAGCAAATGGCTGATACTTTAAGTTTTTTAAATGAACTTCACAGAAAAAAGTAGGAGGTGGGAATAAATGGCAGAAGCAAATGAAACACTGGTTTCTTTAAAAATAGAAGCTGACATGGCGAGTTTAAAAAAAGCATTACAGAGTATAAATACAATGATAAAATCCGCATTGAAAGCTCAGATAGACTTGACTTTTAATGTTCGTGGAGAAAAGCAGATAGAAGCAATGAAACAGAGAATTTCTAAAGAAATAAAGATACCAGTTTCGTTTCAAAATAATGCTAAATCAGCTCCAACTCCTACTCCAAAAACTCCAGTTTCTTCACCAGCACCAGCTGAAGGCGGATTCCAAGGGTTTATGGGGCAAATGTCGGATATTCAAGGACAATTATCATCAGTCGTAGGTGGCGCAGTACTTATTGGATTTACTAAAGGTATTGCTAATGGTATTGCAGAAACAGGAATGCAATTTGAAAATTTAAAAACTACACTTTCAAATGCTCTTGGTGGGGCAGCTGAAGGAGCAGCTGCAATGCAGATCATAAGAGAAACCGCTAATGAAGTTAAACTTTCAATTGATGAAGTAGGAAATGGTTTTAATAAACTTATAAACAGAGGTCTAAAGCCGACAAAAGAGGAATTTATTCAACTTACTGATGTAGCTAAATCGCAAGGTAAAGAAGTTGACCAGTATGTTGAAGCTGTTCTAGATGCAATGACTGGAGAAAATGAGAGATTAAAAGAATTTGGAGTAAAAGCTAAAGATGCGGGAGATAAAGTAATATTCACATTTAAAGGGGTATCAACAGAAGTTAAAAAGAACGAGCAGGATATTTATAATTATCTTGTTGCACTTGGTAAAGTTCCAGGAGTTGCTGGAATGTCAGCAAAAGCGGCTGACACTTTTTCTGGGAAACTAGCTGCTATACAATCAAAAATAGATGGAATTAAAATAGCAATTTTTGAAAGAATAGGAGAAGCTTTAAAGCCTGTTTTAGATGTTGTTGCTAATGTTCTGGAAGGTTTTCAGAAATGGGCAGAAAAAAATCCAGAATTAGCTTCAGGATTAACTCTTATAATAATGGCAATAGCTGGATTGACAGGAGCTTTTTTAGTTTTGATGCCGATTATTGCAGGTATTATGGCATTGGGTGCGCCTTTATTATCAACAATAGGAGCTATTTCTTTAGCAATTGGAGTTTTAGTCTTTGTACTTTGGGATTTATGGAATGGATTAATGACAGGAGAAAGCTATATTTTTGCTATAATTGATGGATTTTTTGAATGGATAGGTATTGGAATTACTGTACAAGAAATAATAAATGCCATCAGTGAAGGATTTCAAATAATGGCAGCTTTTGTTGTAGATTATGTAGTTCCAGTTATATTAGGAGCATGGCAATTTTTGGTAGATGCTTTAATGCTTTTATGGGATGGCTTTACAGATTTTATTTCATCAATAATTGATATTATAGTTGGTCTTTTTACTAATAATATTCCACTTGCGGCTCAAGGATTTGTAAATTTAAAGAATACAGTTCTTAACATATTTGATAGTATTGTTGCAGCGGCGGCTACGGCAGTTTCCAGAATTTTAAGTATGTTTGCAGATGCAGTCAATAAAATAGGGGATATGGTTTCTGGCATTCCTTTGATTGGTGGAGCAATAGGGGGAGTTGTAAAAGCAGGAGGAAATGCAATTAAAGGTTTATCTGATAAAGCAGCAGGAGTTGCAAACGATAGGAGAAGTTCTGTTCAAACAAGAAAAAATGAAATGAGTGCTAATTCTACTAAAAATAACACAGGAAAGAAAAGATTTAAAATGCCGGGTGGAAACAAGAATAAGGGAAACAAAACTGATCCATATGGGAAAATGAAAAGTGGAGCAGGTGGTGGAAGCTCAGGCGGTGGAAAAGGTAAAAAAGGAGGAAAAGGTGGAGGTGGTGGAAAAGGTAAAGGAAAAGGAAAAGGCAACAAAGGAGGCGGAGGTTCTGGAAGTTCAAAAAACAAAGAGAATATTGAGGAACAGAAAGCAATAGTTTCCGCAATAGAAGGGTTGCAGGAAGTTCTGAAAAAAACAGGATATTCAATTGTAAACGAAATAAAAAGGGCGGACTTGTTTGAAGCAAAAAGAAAAGCTTTACTTGATTCACAAAGAAAAGAAGGTGCAGCAGAATTATTTAAACATATAAAGGAAAAATTTTTAGGTGGGAATACTAAAGAAGTAAATAATAAAGTTGAGATAGTTTTAAATGGTTCAAAAACAAGTCATGGAATTAATGAAAATACAAGGCTTAAAGATATATTTAAAATACATTATTCAAGGTCAGGAGGATAGAAAATGAGTTTATGGGATTTAGATAAAATAGATGGTTTTTTTGGAGTGATACCATTTCATAGTTTATCAAATGAGATTAATTTTCAAAAAGATATAACTTCAAGAAAGACTTATCTAGGATATGAAGATAATGATCACAGATATTTTAAAGCTAAAGAATTGACCTTGGATATTGTTTTTTTTGGAAAAATGGCAAGATTGAAAATGGGGGCATTGGAAAAGTACTGGAAAGAAGATGATAAACAAGTTCTAATTTTGTTAAAAAGAAATCATGTGTATAAAAACATGGTTATTAGGGACATTTCAAGGACTGAAGAGTATATAAAAGATGGAAATAATGTCATTGAAGCAAGTATAACTTTTCAAGAAATGCGTTATGGAATTCCTGGTGGGAATTTATATGAAGATGTCAAAAATGTTACTTCTTCTGATAACATGTTTACTCAAATAGTCGGAGTTGCAAAAGATAAGCTTAAAAACTTTGTAAATCTTTACACTAGAGCTATAAAGTAGGTGGAAAAATGAAAATACAGTATAAGGAAAAAGAAGTTAAAGAGTTAATAATAAATAACAACTTTGTAGAAATTGCTTTTGATATTGATAATTTAGAAAATAAAACTTCTAAAATAGAATTGATTGCATTTGAAAGAAAAATAAAATTTGAACTAATTTATATAAATAAGAAATACAGTTATTTACATGATGAAATAGATCCTATAATTTTGCAGATTATGAATGTAGATAACGTATTGCTATCTACTTTGAAAATAGAACCTTATCAAGACTTGTTATATATTCCAAAACAGATAACTAATGATTATGATGATCTTATTTTATTGATAGTACCTAAAAACAAAGAAGGATTAAAAAGTGATTTTAATATTAAAACTTTAAAAAACTTCACTTTTTTACTATTCAAGAGGTAACAAGAATGAAAGATAAATTTAGATATATAGAAATAAGATTAATGTTAGCCGACAATGTTCTTATATATGATAATGATAACTTTAACATGGATTTCAGGCTTGAAGTAGACAGGACAAGTCAATCTAATGTCCTGGAATTAAATTTATATAATATCAAAGCAAGAGAAAAAGGGCAACTTAGTTTAGAATATGAATTTTTGAAAGCAAAACCAAGAATAGAACTTTATGCAGGATATAGGGAGAAAAAAGAAATTAAAATAAAAGATTTAATTTTTTCAGGTCAACTTGCAACAGTAAAAAATGAATTTTCTGAACTGGATATAAAATATAGTTTAGTGTGCTTTCAGGAAAAAGATATACTTGTGATGCAGACTCTTAATATAAGTTATCCAAAAGGAAATAAACCAAGTTTTATAATAAAAGATCTGATTGATAAATTTGGAAGTAAAGATGAAATTAAACTTGGAATAGGGAAAATAGAACTATTTAAGGATTTGCCTTATCAATCAAATTTTTCAAAATCGAATACTAGTTTACAAAAAATATTTGAAGATATAGCAAAAGATACAATGAGTATATTTTATATAGAAAATGGACTTCTTTATTTTTTGCCGAAACATTCTTTCATAAAAGAAAAAACAGAATTAACACAGATGGATTTATTGAATCTGACTGTGGATGATGATGGATATAGTGTTAAATTAGGTTTTAGGAATTTTAAGATAAATACTCAATTATTTATAGAAGGACTGGAAAAAGATTATGTAATAGATAAAATAACACATAATTGTGATGGAGAAGATGGAGAATTTACAACAGAATTGAAAATACTCGATATGGATATATTTGGACAGAATATGTTAAAGGAACTGGAAGAAATTAAGAAGAAATCTGAAGAAAAGATAAAAAAAGCTGAAGATAAGGAAGAAAAACAAAAAGAAAAATCTAAAAAGGAGGAAAAGTAATGGCATTTAGTGAACTTGAAAAACATAATAAAATGCTTATTCAGGATGGAATCAACGATATACATACGACATGGATAGGTAAAATTTATGATGTTGATAACACAAAAAGAAAAGCAAGTGTAAAATTTTTACAGAAGGCAATAAGAAGTTTGAAAGATGATGTTATACAGACAACTCCTGAAGATTTAACAGATGTTCCTTTATTACCAGTTTTTAGTAGTGACAGTTTTGAAATATATGTTCCTTATTCTAATGATGACAAGGTTTTTATAAATATATTTGAAAGACCATATATTGAGGCTTTTCAATCTAATGAAATTTCAGAGCAACAGAGTTTTGGAAGAACAGAAATGGGATTTGCGGTTGTCATAAGGGCAATACCTTCGGATATTATTTCTGGAAAGCAAAAAAACAACGATAAAATAGTTATCAATAATAAAAAGAATGGAACAAATGTTATTTTAGGAAATAGTATAGAAATAACCGGAGATACAATAATAACTGGAAACTTGAAGATAACAGGCGATGTTACTATAAAAGGTAAACTGAAAGTTTCTGAAATAGATACTGAAAGTGGAATAAAAAAAGGTGGAGTAGATTATATACATCCATAGAGGTGAGAAATGATAGCTTTTGAAATGAGAAATGGAGATTTATATTTTAAAGATAATGATCTTATAGTGATAAATGAAAAAGAAAAAGCAAAACAGGATATAGTTGAACTTATAAAGCATATAAAAGGGACTTATGATTTAAGAACTGAAATAGGAATACCTTGGCTTGATTATATAGGTCAGTTAAAGTCACAGGAACGAGAAGATTTGATGATTACATATATGTATGAAAAAGTTTCTTCTTATAAAGGAGTAGATTTAAGCAGCATAATTATTGAAAAGTCAAAATCAGAAAACAGAGAAGGCTTTTTCAGAATAAAATTTGATTATCTTGGTGAAGAAACAAAAATTGAAATAGATAGGAGGGAGATGAATGGCTGATTTTAAAATAGAAAACAACGGAATTGTTTTCCCTTTATTTTTAGATATAAAAAAAGCAATGGAACAGGAAGGAAAAATACAGTTTGGAGATGATTTTGAAATAAATCCTGAAACATCGCTTGGACAATTTTTGGAAGTATTTATATATATGCTTGAAAATCAAAGTAAACAGTTACAGTTGCTTTATTCTCAAATGTGGTTACACAATAAAAATGGTGCAATTTTATCAGCATTTGGAAGTAACTTTGGGATAGAAAGAATAAAAGGAAAATATGCTTATGGAAACTTAAACATAGAAGGAGTACCAGGTCATATAGTTACAAAAGGATTTCAAGTAAGATCTAAAAAAGGATTATTATATCAGACAGTATCAAATGTATTAATAAACAACATTGGAAAAGCGGTTGTACAAATAAAAGCATTAGATTTTGGAGAAGAATACAATGCTTCTGAAAATGAAATTACTGAAAAAGCAACTGGAGATGAAAATGTAAGCAAAGTATATAATTCAGAAATAATCAGTGGTGGGACATTTTTAGAAAGTGATGAAGAACTAAGAAAAAGAATTTTAAATTTATCATTATCAAAAGGAGGTTCTGACATAAATGGAATAAAATCAAATTTACTTAGACTATCTCAAGTTGAAGATTGTGATGTTCTTGAAAACTCTACAGATGAAAGAAATGAAACTTTAAAATTAGATCCTGGCCATGTGAGAATCATAATAAAAGGTCTTATTGATGAAGAAGTAGCATATACAGTTCTTAATACTATTTCAATAGGTATTGTGACTGATGGGGATGTTGAAATGAGAGTAATAACTGATTCAAATCAAGAACGAATAATTAAATTTAAAAAAGCAACTAAAGTTGAATACGCAGTAAGAGTTAGAAATATAAAAAATATTTCTGAACATAAAAAAACAACAAAAGAAGAAATTATAGGAAATATCATCAAGGAAGCAGACAGATTTAGACTAGGTCAATATGTAAATTATGAAAAAATTCAAGCTGCAGTTTATAAAATAGCTGATCAGTTAGAAGCGGATGTAGAAATAAAGAAAATAAATGGAAACTGGTCAAAAACAGATTTAACTATACAGCATGATGAGTATAGTTTTTTGAGCATTAATAATATTGAGGTGGAATTATAATGGAAGCAAATGATTTTTTAAAGTTATGTGGGAATATAGTCGACAGAAAAGGTCAGAATAACATAAAAATTTTCAATATAATTTCTAAAGGATTTGAATTGTATGATAAACATTTTGAAAAAGTATTGTTTTCTGATGTCATTGATAAATTACTTGAAAAAGAACTTGATCTATTTGGTTCACAATTCAAAATTTATAGAAGTGGAAGAACAGATGAAGAGTACAGAAAATTTTTAAAATTATCATTTTTACTAAGATTAGGAAGAGTTGATTTTAATTTTATTGTTAATGCTATATCGATCTTTTTTAATATTGAAAAACATAGAATACAGATTTTTGATTATAATTCTGATAAAAATATTAAAGCACGGCACATAAAATTAAGAATACTGAAAAAAGTTAATATACAAGAAATTATGTTGTTTTTAAAATCAATAAAAGCAGCAGGAATAGTTATAGATTGTTGGGAAATGATAGTTAGTGTTCCAGAATACGAATATAATTCATTAGAATATGATAGTTTATATTTTCCAAGTGATAGAACTCAATATTTATTAAATTGTAACAATAATCTTAATATTTATAATCCTGCTGATAGAGTGGAATTTGAATATAATAAACATCAATATGATATAAATGAATTAGAAAGTTTAAACGATGACTAGGAGGAAATATGGCTAAAATAAGAAAGTTTATAAAAGGCATATATCAATATGCAAATCTTTTTAAAATAAGTAATCCAACTGAATCTGTTGGAGATAACGAAGTTAAGCAAATTGTACCTTATCGTGGAGTAATACAAAATCAAGGTGACTTTATAACAGCAGAAGATCATAACGAAATACAAAAGAATGGAGTGCTTTTTGTAAAAGCAGAATATTCAGAAAATTTTGGAACAGGTGTAGACGCTTATGTTATCAAGAATTATTACAATGAGCAAAATTTGTTTGATGGATTAAAATTGAAATTTCAAATTCCAAAAACGAATTTATACGCTGCACCTGTTTTGATTGTCGAAGGATTACAATATAATTTAAAAATTATAAATAATAATATTGTAGAAAATGCAAGAAAAGGAGAATTGAATAAAAATGAAATAATTTCTGTAATTTATTTTGATGGAAATTTTATCTTAGAAAATTCAAGAGCTGGAGAAGAATCATATGGAATAACAAGATATGGAATAACAACAGATACAGCACTTGAAGGGAAAAGACTTGCAGAAATCATCGGCTTAGAGTTTGGGGGAAATATCCAGGACGCAGGTGCAAAGACAGCAGGTAAGTTTTATTATGACAAGGCACTTAAATATTATTATGAGTGCATTGCTAACAATAATTTAACTTACAATGACGGATCTAAATTCAGAGCGATAAGTAATAAGCCGATACTGGATAAAGTGGAAAATTTATCCAAAGTCCAGCA